TGCTGTCGCGAGAAAGCGCCAAGCCCCAAACACTGGCCCTAAACCAACTAACGTAAGGACATAAAATGTGGAAATGGATAAAAAAACTATTTAGACCTTGGAAACTAAATAAAGTATCACCTGATATCAAATCGGTGAAACCAAATACAGTAATAATTAAAAAAAAACCCCTAGACTTAACAGCAATGACTAAAGGTGATATAAAAAGATTAAAAGGACAAGGAAAATTATAATGGAAGAAGAATTAAAAAAACGATCTGACCCAAATTACATAAAACCTACTCGTAGGAGAAGACCTCAGACTATTGATAAAAAAAAACCAAACTTGACAAGATCGGAAGTAGATGAAAGAAAATATGCTCAAACAGGTCCAAGCACGAAGAATCCTAATTCAAGAAAAAGAAGAATATTAAAATCTAGATTAGATGAAAGAAGACTAGAAATAAATAGAAGAAACAACATGCTTATTAGAGCAAAGAAAAATACTCAAAAAATAGTAAAACCACCTGCTTCAATGATGATGGATACAACTACAAGTGCCTACGGAGATGCGGGTAAGGGTAGACCAGTTCCTGAATTTAGTCATGGTGGTGAAGCTAAGGTAAGGGGTATGGGTTGTGCTATTAAAGGTGGCAAATTCGAAGGCGTTTTTTAGTTTACAAAAAAACTAAATAATATATAAATTTTCAATGGGTCTAAGAGCAACATTGCTACAAGCACTAGAAGATAGATATAATGCTCAAATATCTGAAGCTGATGCAACCATTCAAATATATCTAGAAAAACCTGTTGCGATTGGTGAGCACCCACAACACATTGATGAATTAGATAAACTAATTACTAAAATATCAGAAGCAGAAGAAAAATTACAAGTTCTTCAACAATTTAAATTATGATAGGTGGTGATAGTAAAGAGTATGAAATACTAATAGAAGCCTGTGAATCCTTAACTTCAGATAATTTATTTACAGTAGAGATAGGTGTAAGGCAGGGACTAGGTTCTAAATTAATATTAGAAAATCTTAAACATAAAAAACATTGGCACATTGGTATAGATCCTTACGGTAATCTATCTTACCCACATTTTGATAACAAACCATCAATTGTTTGTAATTACACCAATAGTATGAAAGTTGATTTATTAAGAGACTTAAACTTTGAAAACTTTACCTTATATCAATTAGGTGACGATGAGTTTATGAAAAGTTTTTATGATGGTGTACCTATTTACAGAGAAAAAAAAGAAATTATAAATACATATGATCTTGTTCATTTTGATGGACCACACAAAACTGTGGATGTTATTAACGAAGCAATTTTTTTTGGAAAAAGGTCTAAACCTGGATCAGTGTTTATCTTTGATGATTATCCATATTATGACATGGATGCGGTATTAAAAATAATAGTAAATGAATTTGGTTTTCAATTATTAAAACAAGGAAAAACTAAAATTTCATTAAAAAGAAAATAATGGACATAGATACAATATCTCTCGTACAGCATAGAGTTAAAAAACGTTTAGCTCGACTCAAGTCACACGCTATATATAGTGTTGACACCATTGAGAAACTACAATATGTTAGAGGTCAAATCAGATCGTTAGAAGATCTGCAACAGGATCTTAAAGACCTGCTGACAACAACGGAGTACGATGATGAACAAGTCCACGGAGATACCGAAACGGACTGATGCACTTCTAGATGCTTACAAAGCTAAAGAAGAAATTGAAACAGTCCTTGATCCTAAAGCGATCGATAAATCAACATTAGAAAGTCTACCAACACCAACTGGTTATAGAATTTTAGTTCTGCCTTATGCAGGACCTAAAAAAACTAAAGGTGGTTTATGGCTTTCCGATGCAACACAAGAAACAATACAAATGACTACAGTTTGTGGTCTTGTATTAAAAATGGGAGATCTTTGTTATCATGATAAAGATAAATTTCCAAAAGGGCCTTGGTGCAAACTAAATGAATGGGTTATTTTTAGTAGGTACGCAGGTTCAAGATTCAAAATAGACGGAGGAGAAGTAAGAGTATTAAATGATGATGAAGTCATTTCTACTATAAACGACCCTAACGATATTTTGCACCATTATTAAGGAGGACTAAATGGCAGACATACAAGAAAAAAATCCAGAAGTTGAAATAGATACATCTGGTGTTAATGAAGAAACAATAGAAGTAGATGCACCGAAAGTTTCAAATGAAGCTTTTGAAAAAAAACAAGAAGTAGATTTAGGTTATGTAGATGTCAGTGGCGGTAAAACTGCTAAAGAACTTCTGCAGGAGACTAAAGAAGAACCTAAAACTGAAGTAAGTGTAGAACCTAAATTTGAACAAACAGAAGAAAAAGAAGAGGAATCAGGTCTTCAAGATTATTCTGATAAAGTTCAAAAAAGAATAAAAAAATTAACCTTTCAAGCGAAAGAAGCAGAACGTAGAGAACGAGCTGCTGTTGATTATGCTAAAGGTTTAAAAAGTAAGTATGAAAGTGCAGAAAAGAAATTTGAACAATCTGATACTAATTACTTAAACGAATATAATGCAAGAGTTGATTCAGATAGAGATAAGGCAAAAGCTGAATTAAAAGTAGCATTAGATTCTCAAGATGCAGATTTAATTATGGAAGCTCAAGATAAGCTTACTAAATTAGCTGTAGAAAAAGAAAAAGTTTCAATGACTCTTGCTGAAAAAGAGTCTAAGAAAAAAGAAATAGAGTCACAATCTATTGAACAAACTGAGGTTCCTCAACCACAAATTAGCAATAGAGCTCAAGAATGGGCTTCTGATAATGAATGGTTTGGATCGGACAGAGTATTAACTTCTGCTGCTATGGGAATACATGAAGACCTTTTGCAGGAGGGAATTGACGCGGAGAGTGATGGCTATTATAATCAAATCAACAAACGTATGAAGGAGTATTTCCCTCAGAAATTTGCCGAATCTTCTACTGAAGAAACAACAAAAGCTGCACCCGTCCAAAACGTAGCTTCTGTAAGCAGAAGATCAGGTGGACGCAAGTCTGTGAAACTCACCAAATCGCAGGTAGTTATCGCTAAGAAATTAGGGGTGCCACTAGAGGAATACGCAAAATACGTGAAGGAAGGATCTTAATATGAATACTAAAGTAAAAACTTCACGCGAGTCTGAATCTAGAATTAAACTTTCTAGAAAGAAAGATTGGACTCCACCATCCAGTTTGGATGCGCCAGCTGCACCGCAAGGTTATGCACACAGATGGATAAGAACTTCTACAAATGGTTTTGAAGATCCAGGTAATGTTTCTAAAAAACTTAGAGAAGGTTGGGAATTTGTTAAAGCCGAAACTATTTTAAGTGAAATCGGTGAACATGATTACCCTGTTATCCACGAAGGAAAACATGCTGGTTTGATCGGAATTGGTGGCCTTGTGTTGGCAAGGATACCGGAGGAGATATTGAAAAGTCGTGCTGAGTATTTTAGAAAAATTACTCAAGATAGAACGGACGCGATAGATCGAGATCTTATGAAGGAGCAACACCCGGACATGCCTATCAATATTGATAGACAGTCTAGAGTTACCTTTGGTGGTAGTCGTAAGAAATAATTTTTTTGCATTACCTACTTTAAGATAGCTTGGATTAATATAAACTAACTAAGTTAAGGAGAACTGACAATGTCAAATCAACTGGAAAAGTTTGGTCTTAGACCATACAGAAAACTAGATGGTACACCATTAGCAGGAGCCCAAAACAGATACACAATTGCAGCAGGTTATGCGACTGCGATATTCCAAGGTGACTTGGTACAGCCTACTACGGCTGGTAATATCGAAAGACATACTGGCAATACTAGTGATGCTGTTGTGGGTGTTTTTAACGGAGTGTTTTACAACGATCCAACTACTCAAAAGCCAACGTACGGAAATTACTATCCTGGTTCAATCACACCAACTCAAGGCGATATTACTGCCTTTGTTGTTGATGACCCAGACGCAGTATTTTTAATGGACGCAGACGAGGCTTTTACTAGAGCGGACTTGTTCAAAAACTACTCTGTTACTACTGCAGGCGGTGTAACACAAACAGGAATATCAAGCGTGCAATTAGATGTAAGTGCCTCAGGTACTGCAGCTACTTTTGCAGTTCAAGCAATTGATATAACACAAGATCCTGAAAATCAGGATACAAGTGTATCAAATGCTAACATTCTTGTTAGAATCAACAATCACTTCTATAGAAGTGGTACAGGCATATAGGATAAAGGAGAATAACTATGGCAATATCACGATCACAGCTAGTTAAAGAACTAGAGCCAGGTTTGAATGCTTTATTCGGCCTGGAATATAGTCGTTATGAAAATCAGCATGCTGAAATTTTTGCGACTGAAACATCTGACAGAGCTTTTGAAGAAGAAGTAATGT